GCTGAAGAAGTCGCTAGCATAAAAGAAGATTTGGTTTCTTCTGTAGATTCATACTTGAACTACGTTGTCGAGTCTTGGGTAGAGGATAATAAGATTGCGATTCAGAACGGATTACGTACTGAAATTGCTGAAAACTTCATGACCAAGTTACGAGACGTATTCGTAGAGTCTTATGTTGAAGTACCAGAAAGTAAAGTCGATCTAGTTGACGACATGGCAGCTCAAGTTACTGAGTTAGAAGAGAAATTAAACTCTACTACAGGTGACGCGATTGCTTTGGCGGAAGAGTTAGAAACTTACAAGCGTGAGTCAATCATCTCAGAAGCATGTCGAGATCTAGCAGACACCCAAACAGAGAAGTTGAAAGGACTTGTAGAAGGAATTGACTTTGAGAACGAAGAAGAGTTCGCAAAGAAAGTTGCTACTGTAAAAGAATCTTACTTCTCAAAAGAAATTGTAGAGCAAACCAGTGAAGCTGAATCAATCGTTGAAGAAGCTGACGAAGAAGTGGAAGTTTCTTCAATAATGGAGCACTACTTAACTACTCTTAGAAAAACATCTAAAAAATAAGGAAGACTAAAATGCAATCTTTTGATACTTTAATTGAAAAGTGGTCTCCAGTACTTAACGAAGAAAGTGCTGGTGCAATCAAAGACCATCAGCGTAAAGCTGTAACAGCTTGTGTTCTTGAGAACCAAGAACGAGCAATGGCAGAGCAGAGACTTCAGGAGAATGGTTTCATTACTGAAGATGCGGCTGCTAACAACACATCATCACAATCACGATGGGATCCAGTATTGATCTCATTGGTAAGACGTGCAATGCCTAACTTGATGGCATATGACGTATGTGGTGTACAACCAATGACTGGCCCAACTGGTCTTATCTTCGCTATGAAGTCAAGATTTGACGGTGGTTCAACATCAAATGACGAAGCTTTGTTTGACGAAGCTAAGAATGGTGTATCAGGTGACGGACAATCTAAGCCTGCTGATCCTTCTGGTTTTGACGGTGTAGATTCAGGTGACTTACGAGCTACTGATCTCGCTGCAGCTGGAATGTCAACTGCGGCTGCTGAAGCTTTAGGAACAGGTGGAACTGGCGGATCTTTCGCTGAAATGGGTTTCACAATCGAGAAGTCTACAGTAACAGCTAAGTCACGAGCGTTGAAAGCAGAGTACTCTCTAGAACTCGCTCAAGACTTGAAAGCTATTCATGGTTTGGACGCAGAGACAGAGTTGGCGAACATTTTGTCAACTGAGATCCTCGCAGAGATCAACCGAGAAGTTGTACGTACAATCAACTCTCAGGCGAAGACTGGAGCACAACAATCTAACGTAACTAAGAAAGGTATCTTTGACCTATCTTCAGATGCGGACGGACGATGGTCAGCTGAGAAGTTCAAGGGTCTAGTAATTCAGTTAGATAGAGAAGCTAACGTAATTGCTAAAGAGACACGTAGAGGAAAGGGTAACATTGTTGTTTGTTCTTCTGACGTTGCTACTGCTCTTGCTGCTTCTGGAATGTTAGACTACTCACCAAATATGTCAACTTCATTGCAAGTAGACGACACTGGTAGTACTTTCGCTGGAACATTAAACGGACGAATGAAAGTATACATCGATCCATATGCAACTACTGACTACATCACTGTAGGATACAAGGGAACTAACGCATATGACGCTGGTATTTTCTATTGCCCATACGTACCATTGCAAATGGTAAAAGCTGTAGGTGAGAACGATTTCCAACCACGTATCGGGTTCAAGACTCGTTATGGTATGGTATCTAACCCATTCGTAGGGCCAACACCTTCAGACAACTTGGCTGCTGCTAAGAGCAACCAATACTACAGAATCTTCAGAGTGGACAACATTTTGAACGCTTCTTAATAAAAAATAGAATCCTAAAAGGATCATTTTAAGGGAGACTTAGGTCTCCCTTTTTTTATAAATAATAGTCCGTTCATCTATATTCACAATATAGACGGAAGTAGTCTTTAGACGAAGGAACGCATCTTCGTTCATCTCGAAAGAGACGGAAGTAGGTGATTTTACCGAAGGAACGCATCTAACTTTTAGTAAGGAGGATGTTATGGCTACATACTATAGAGGTGTCAATATCCAAAACCAACCCACCGAGAAAAGGACTAAGCAACTGTCTGGTCTTTATCGTGGTGTGTCTTGGAAAATTGAAGATCTAAAGCAGTCATTGAAACAACCACGAGAGCGAGTCTATCGTGGTGTAAAATATACTGCGTAATATAGGTAAGAATGGAGGGGTTCGAAAGAACCCCTTTTTTTATATGTATTTTTTATATAAATAAATGTGTAATTAAGAGGTTATTATGCCAGTACAAACTACCACAGGATTATTAACAAATACGTTAACAGATAATAAGGGTTTCTTGCAACCCACAGGATTTCGTATTGTTATAAACAAAGGATACTATTCCAACCTACAATATTTCGCACAATCAGTTATACACCCAGGCGCGACTGTAAATCCAGTAGAGTTACCGATAAGAAAAGTTACTACGGTTCCTTTAGCTGGAGATAAGATAACATATTCAGAATTAGAACTAACATTGATTTTGGATGAAGATATGACTGGTTATAAGGAAATGCAAGCTTGGTTGGAAAGAACTATTGATAATAACACCAGAGGTGTCATGGAAACTCCAGTTTCTTCCATCTATTCAGATATTACTGTAGTTGTATTATCAAGTCAAAACAACGAGACTGTAAAAATAAAATATCATGACTGTATTCCTACAGCTCTCAGTTCAATCGATTTAAACGCTACCACAGGTGACGTTACATTCCTTACATTTAACGCGACATTTAGATTTGCAAAGTTTGAAATAATTTAGTTATTACTATTATAAGTAATATTGAAATTTGAGGTATATTATGTTATTAGATTTAGAAACTATTATGAAAGAGTGGGCGAGTGATTGTGAGATCTCTCCACATCAATTAGACGAAGTATCAAGGCAAACTCCCAACCTTCATGCAAAATATCTACAACAACTTTCTTTGGCGAAACTTCAATTAAAAAGAGTCGAACATTCGCAGAAAACTTTGTTGAAAGATAAATGGCTTTATTACAATGGAAAGATGGATGAAGAGACTTTAAAGAAAAAGGGATGGGAACCTGATCCGTTCAATGGATTGCGGATACTTAAAGGTGAGATGGATTATTATTATGACTCCGATCCAGAAATAATTGCTTCCGAAGAAAAGATCGAGTATTTTAAAGTGATAGTTCAAACACTCACAGAGATAGTGGATACACTAAAGTGGAGACATCAAACGATAGGTAATATGATAAGATGGAGACAGTTTGAATCTGGTATCTAATTCGTTATGGAAAAAATCCAAATACAAATGAAAGATCATTCTCAGATTTTGGTCACTGCACATCCATCTATAGATCAAGAACTCAGAGAGTACTTCGCCTTTTATGTTCCAGGCTATAGGTATATGCCTGCATATAAGAGAAGACAATGGGATGGTAGAATAAAACTCTACAATCAGATCACGAAAGAATTGCCCGTAGGATTATATACGCATCTGAGAAAATTTTGCGCTGATAGATTCTATCCTATGGAAATCATAAACAATGTTAAGTATGGGATTCCATCGCACAAAGATGAGGTTGATCATCCGTTTCTGATCAAGTGCATGAACAAATGGAAAATGCCATTTGAACTTAGAGATTACCAATATAAAGCCGTAACACATGGATTAGAAAAAAGACGATGTTTGTTGTTATCCCCAACTGGCAGCGGCAAGAGCTTTATTATATACAATTTGATGAGATTTGTCAAGGAAAATAATAATGTCAAAAAAACTTTAATCGTAGTTCCCACCACATCTCTTGTAGAACAAATGTATAAAGATTTTTCAGATTATGGTTACGATGTGGAAAAGAATTGTCATATGATTTATTCTGGTAAAGATAAGTCAACCGATAAACCAATAATCATCTCTACATGGCAATCCATCTACAGGTTCGGCAGAGAATTTTTTGCACAATTTCAAACTGTATTCGGTGATGAGGTTCACTTATTTAAGGCTAAGTCTTTGTCTACTATGATGGACAAATGCGTCAACGCAAGATATAGATTCGGTACAACGGGTACACTCGATGGTACGGAAACTAATAAATTAGTTTTGGAAGGTTTGTTCGGGCCGACCTATAAGGTTACTTCTACGGTTGCTTTACAAGACTCTGGAACTTTAGCAGAATTAGATATATCCGTTTTGTTATTAAGATATCATAATGATATATGTCATCACATGGATGGAAAGACTTACCAAGAAGAAATTGACTGGATTGTCACTAATGAATCTAGAAACAACTTTATCACAAAATTAGCTGCGGATCAAAAAGGAAATACCTTGGT